AGCGCGAGCTTGCGCCAGTCGTCGTGGCCGAAGGTGCCGATGCAGACCGTTACATCCACAGCTGCCTCCGTTTGTTGAAGATGCGCCGGCCTATAGCCATACGCTGCTTGTGCGGGCTGTAGACCTCATCCCATTCGGCCTTATGCCAAAGCGGGTGAAGGTGCTCGACCACCGAGGTAGAAGCGTGCGCAAAGGCTCTGCGTTTCTTGGCGGTCTGGATGAACTCGTCGTCAACGAACTCATGCGGATAGCTTTCGTGGAGCACCTTGTCGGGCTCGTCGATCGTGCCGCGCTCGGCGTATTCGCGGGTAATGAGGGAGTGCGTCGAGTGCAGTCCCTTGACCACGCGAGCGTTGCCGAGATCGTTGGTTCCGACAACGCCGATCGTTCCTTTGATCTTGCGCTTGGCGGCTTCTAGCCAGCCTGCGTGAAACTTGAGGTCGTCAGCGCCGAGGAATATCAGCGGCTCATCAGTGGCGACGACTCCAAGGTTGATCTTCTCGGCGTAGTTGCCGTCGCAAAGCAGCAGCTCACCACCAGCCTTTCTGACCGCTACCTGTTCTTCTAGATCGTCCGGATCAGCGATGAACAAGACGCGGTAAGGCTCGGGTGTGGCTTCGGCGATCGACTCAAGCAGAGGCGCGACGTTCTGCGGCCTCTTCAATACGGGAATGAGTAGAACTAGTGCGTCTACTCGATCCACTTGATCTCAGATGCCTCAAGCGGGAATACGTCTGTGAGAACTGAGTCAAGTCGCACGCCAGTAGTTGAAGGCGTGCCGATAACCTGGCGGATCAGATCGCGCTCAGGTGGCGTCGGCATCAGATAGCCGGCGCGGAAGTCCTTGGAGTAGGAGTAGGAGCCGATCGTCTCGCGGAAGGAGTCAAGATTGGCAGGGTTGTCTACGACGCGAGCGACCATCTCAATGCAGACCGTCTTGAGGATCTGCGGGGTGGTCTCGAGGTCGTCTACCCAGTCGTCATCTTTGCCACCGGCCTGCGCGATGATTGAGGTCGCGGCGGTGAGCAACTGACTTGCCTGATTGGTCTCTGCGGTTGTGAGCGTGCGACCGATGCGGGTCTGCACGTCTGAAGTTGTAGCGAAAGCCATTGGCTACTCCTGAGAAGTTGAAGGAAGCGAGGGTCCCCCCGACCCGAAGGCCGAGGGGATCTCGCGGAAACGGCTGAGGCTTACGAGCCCTGGCCGAAGGACAGCTGAACAACGCCTTCCTTACGGGTCGTTGCGATCCCGTAGAGGATGTCGCAGGAAATCTCGTCCTGCTTCTTGGTCGGGTTGTAGCTGTAGGTCGTCCGGAGAGACAGACCCTTGTAGTTCTCGACGGCCACCTTGTCAGCGGAAATGCCGCGCGGTACGTCGAGGGGACGAACTGCCAGGGTGACGGCGGAGCGATGGAACGCTACTCCGTCGGCCTGACCCTTGTCGCCGGAGCCGTATCCGAGCACCTGAGACTCATAGGTGTCGAATCCGAACACGCGACCGATGGAACCCTCGCGGAGTCCGTCGGTTGCACCGGACTTGTCAGCCTGGACGAACAGCGTGTCGGCCAGAGCAACGCCTGCACCCTCGGGGGAGAGTACGGCGTGACGATCCGTGGTCGGGAGCTTGTTGCGCCCGAGAGTGGTCCGCGACTTCACGATCGCGTCAGAAGCGACGCTGCTCATGGTTGCGGTACCGCCGCCGCCGGAAGTTTCGGCAGCGTCGATGAGTGCTTCGGCGAGCTCGCCGTCGATCTTCTGGACCAACGCTTCCATCGCCGGAACGAGGAGACGGTTCTCGAAGTCTTCGACCTTGAGAGTCATGTCCTCGTCGGTGACCGCGAAGCTGACGTTTCCGATGGTGTTCAACGCAACGGTTGTCGAGCTTTCGGTCGCATCCTGCAGGGTGACACCAGACGACCTGTTGAACGACTCGGCGGTGAAGACGGCAGGCTTCCTGATGGTTACCGTGTCGCCTTGCTTGCCGGTGAAGTCCGGGTCGAAGTCGCGCCAAACGAGATTGCTCAGCACGGTGTTGTTGTAGAGCGTCGCAAGCCCGCGACGGGCGATGACGCTCGGTGAGATGAAGGTGTTAGCCATAGCTAGACACCCTCCTTTCGTTGATTCGGGGTTTGCGTATCAGCAGCCCCGAACGGGACTACTTTGTACGCCTGATCGCTTCAAGATGCTCTTCGACTGACATGTCTTCAAGGGACTTAGAACCGCCTTGTCCCTTGCCTGCGTCGGCATCACCAGCTGGCTTCTTGCCAAGTGGTGAAGCGGCGAGATGGGGTTTGCGATCGAGGAGGTCGTCCAGCGCTGATTTCAGGTTGTCAGCGTTGACCTTGCCATCCTCGTCGAAGATGTCGTCGTCTTCCAGATCGAGCAGCTTGATGGCGTCGTCCACGTCAGCGAACTTGCCAGCTGCGGATCGGGCAACTGCGGCCTGAAGACGTTCCTTGCGGAGCTCTCCAACGACCTCGTTGCGGGCTTCGTCGGCAGCCTCTTTGCGAGCCTGCTCCAAAGCCTTTTCCTGATCGGTCTGCGTCGCTTCCTTGGCTTTCGCCAGCTCAGCTTGCAGATCCTCGACCTGCTTGCTTGCCTTCTTGGAGAGGCGTTCGTGCTTGCGCGCATACGCCTTCCAATCGGTCTCCTCGGCAGCTGCCGGCTCTTCAGCCTTGGCTTCCTCGGCGGGTGCTGCTTCCACTTCAGTCTCTTCGACTTCTGCGGGTGTCTCTTGGCTCACTTCTTCGGGTGCCATGCGGCCTCCTCGTTGTTAGGTCGCCATGCGGCGACATTGGGTACTAGAGCCTGGTGAAGTTGTGGGATGCGTTTGTAAGTACTGGTCCGAGCTCGCCGTGATCTTGAACTGTGACCGCGCGCTGCTTGACCACGCGGATTCGATCGGCACGAGCCTTTATGGACTCAAGGTCTTGTTGTGACGCGCGGATGTCCCAGCGCCTTGCTCTTTCGGCGAGACGAGCGGCACGCTTCGGATCTGCCTCAGCTGCGGCCTCGAGGCGAGTGGTGGCAGCGCGGGCTCGGTTTGCCTCAGCGCGATCCGCATAGCGCTTTGCGGCACGCGCATACGTTTGCTCGTTGGTAATCGACGCCAGTTCATCAGCGGTGCGAAGTTCAGTTGGGAGTGATTCGTAGCGCTTTGCGCCCGTGAACTGTCCGATGCTGTACGGCGCGTCGGTAAGGATCTCGACGCCACAGCCACAGTTATTATGCAGTGGCATTAGCTGGTTCGTCGTGTAGCGCTGTACCGATGCCAAGACGCAAAAATCACAGGCATCTCCGCTCGGTACTCGCTGGTATCCGTCGATGGCAGTCTCTTGTCTCATGAGCTCTGGCATGGCATCTCGCACCGCCAGAGAGACATCCGTAAAGGCCGACGAGACGGCTGCCGTCAATCCTTCGTTGGTTGCTACATCCCAAGGCTTGCCGTCTTTTAGTGCGGTCCAGGTGGCAACGAATGGCCTGCGCTGCACAGCTGCAAGCGGAACACCGTTGCGAACGCGCTTGCTGATTTCTTTTGCGTCGATTTCGGGCGGTGGCTTCTTGACAGATCGGCCAACGAACGCAGCCGCCGTGTGAACCGCCTTTTCTTTTCCCCCTTCAATAACGGGAGTTACCGCCAAGACATATCGGTTGATGTCCGAGCGGTTGTAGGAGCCGAGCTCCTTCCATACCTGACCGACTGCTCGAGCAGTACCGGTACGAATCCTCAGCTGCGCTTCTCGGTGAGCCTCAGCTAGTGGTGAGGCCATTTATGGCTGCTGCTGCGTCTGAGTCATGTCAATCGGCTGCGTCATGAGAGCGCCGATCTGATCGGAAGCGCGCTGTGATTCCCACTGCGCGATCTGCTGCGGCGTTGCTCCGAGAACCTTCTCGGCAAGTGCCTGCCACGGCAGGATGTTGGCGAGCTTGACTGCGGCGTCTGCCTGCTCTGCCTGCGACCTGGACTCTGGGTCCTTCCAGCGGACCTCGGCGTCGATCGCCGTTGCTCGAGCGTCGGCGGGGTTCTCAACGAGCAGCGCGAGGCGCATCGTCTCCTCCCAAGCCTCACCGAGTGTGCGGTGGTGCTTGCGGATCTTGGAGATGAGGCCAGCCTCAGCTGCGCGG